GTATATAAGAATCGCAGAGATCAGCAGCTACGATTACACGATTATTTAAATGATATGCCGGTAATCCAGCTTCAACAGGACTACGTTGAAGCGGATGATATAATATCATACATAAGTTCACACAAGAAGTACAAAGATTGGTATAAGATCATAGTATCTTCAGACAAGGACTTTTTTCAGCTTTGTCATGACCCAGACACTTACATCTGGAGGCCGATTCAGAAGGAACTAATTAACGGCACTCAGTTAGTTTATAAGTATAAGGTCCACCCAATAAACTTTGCTCTCGTTAGGGCGATAGACGGAGATTCATCAGACAATCTTAAGGGTGTGCCAAGAATTGGTATGAAGACGATGGTAAAGCATTTTCCCTACTTGGAGAACGAAAGGCAAGTTGATATGTTTGAAATCCTAACACAGTGTTCAATGCAGCAAAAGAAAAAAGCAGTACATAAAAAGTTGCTAGAACATAAAGATTTGATTATTAGTAACTATAAGATTATGCAATTGTATGAGCCAAGTATTTCTCACCAAGGTAAGAAAAAAATTGACTTTATATTGGACAACTTTAACCCCTTGTTTAATAAGATTAATATTACCAAAATGCTAATGAAAGACGGACAGGGATCATTAAATTTAACAGCCCTATGGGTTGCTTTTAAAAAATTAACACAGTAGTTATAACACTCGGAGGATAATATGGAAACGAAACAAGAGACATTCCAAAAGTTTGGCAAGTCTTTTCAAGAGAATTTGTGTCACTTAATGTTACAAGACAGAACATTTTGTGATCAAATATCTGAAGTACTTGATACTGAATTTTTGCAATACGAACACTTAAAAGTCTTTACCAAGCTTCTGCTTGATTACAGATCAAAATATAGACAACATCCAAGCTATGAAATAATGGCCACTAAAATTACTTCTGGATTAGATTCATATACCGATGCATTAAAGAAGCAGATAAGAATGTTTTATTCTAGAGTCATTAATAAAGATGAGATTGAAGGCAGCGAATTCATTAAAGAAAATGCGATAGACTTTTGTCGTAAACAGGTTCTCAAAAAAGCAATGCTACAGTCAGTTAGGCTATTAAAGTCTTCTTCCTTTGAACAAATACAAAAGGTTATTGAAGATGCAATGAAACTGGGAACTAACGTTGACTTTGGTCACGATTACCACATGGATATTGATGACCGATTTCGCATTAAGGCTAGAGACCCAATTACGACTGGTTGGCAACGTTTAGATGAAATCTGCCAAGGAGGCCTTGGTAAATCAGAGCTTGGTGTTGCTATCGCACCGACAGGTGCTGGAAAGTCAATGCTAATGGTTCACCTTGGTGCCACAGCACTGAAAGAAGGCAAAACTGTTGTATATTATACTTTGGAACTAGCCGACACTGTTGTTGGTCAGCGATTTGATTCCTGCATAACTGGTGTCAAACTCAACGATCTTCTACGTAATAAATTTAATATTGTTGAGAAAGTAAAAGACATAAAAGGACACCTAATTATAAAAGAATATCCAACAAAATCAGCAAGCACTCAAACACTTAAAAGCCATATCGAACGCCTAAGAAAGCGCGGTATAAACCCAGACATGATTATTGTAGACTACGCTGATTTGTTGAAGCCAGTCAAGGCTTATGGTGAAAAACGACATGATTTAGAGGGCATTTATGAAGAACTTAGATCAATTGCACAAACATATGAATGTCCGGTCTGGACATGTTCCCAGACCAATAGAGGTGGTTTAAATGCAGAAGTTATTACAATGGAGTCTATCTCTGAAGCGTTCAACAAGTGCTTTGTTGCGGACTTTATATTCTCGCTATCAAGAACGGCGCAGGATAAACAAGCTAATACAGGAAGATTTTTTGTCGCTAAGAACAGAAACGGACCAGACGGATTGGTATTCCCATTATTTATGGATACTGCAAATGTATCGATAAAAGTACTAGATAAAACAGACGATGTGGAAGAAAGGCCACAACAATCTACACAAAACACAATGTCTTACTTAAAGACAAAATACGCTGAAACAAGACAAACTAGGAGATAATTTAATGAACAAAGTCGAGAATAAAATTCTATCGGATATAACAGTCCATATGAAGTATGCTAGGTTTTTACCTGAGAAGAACCGTAGAGAAAGCTGGGATGAACTGGTGACAAGAAATATGGATATGCATATTAAAAAGTTTCCACACTTAAAACATGAAATTGAAAATGCGTATAAATTTGTGTATGATAAAAAAGTTTTGCCTTCAATGCGTTCAATGCAATTTGCTGGTAAGCCTATTGACATTAGCCCTAATCGTATTTTTAATTGTGCCTATGCTCCTATTGACGATCTGCGTGTTTTTGGTGAAATAATGTTTCTTTTACTTGGGGGAACTGGTGTGGGATTTTCAGTCCAGCGCCATCATGTTGAAAGATTACCATCAATTTTAAAACCGAATAAAAAAAGAACTAGAAGATTTTTAATTGGAGATTCAATTGAAGGCTGGTCTGATGCGGTAACAGCACTAATCAAATCTTATTTCAAAGGCACTTCTCACTTGAGATTTGATTATTCAGACATAAGAGCAAAAGGGGAAAGGCTTGTCACGAGTGGTGGCAAAGCTCCCGGACCACAACCACTAAGAGAGTGTCTGGTAAAAATAGAGGGTATTTTAGATGCAAAAGAAAATTCAGAAAGGCTATCAACGATTGAAGTCCATGATATCGTATGCCATGTCGCAGATGCCGTATTGGCAGGTGGAATTCGCCGCGCTGCTCTTATTTCTTTGTTTAGTATTGATGACGAACAAATGCTAGCAGCCAAAGCCGGTAACTGGTGGGAGAAAAATCCACAGCGTGGGAGAGCTAACAATTCTGCTGTCATCATGAGACACAGAATAGACAAAGAAACTTTTTTAAAATTATGGGAGAGAATCAAAGAATCAGGCTCAGGAGAGCCGGGTATATATCTCACAAACGATAAGGAATACGGTTGTAATCCATGCTGTGAGATTGCCTTGCGACCATTTCAGTTCTGTAATTTAACCGAAGTAAATGTTAGTGACTTGGAATCCCAAGAAGACTATGAGGCAAGATCAAGAGCGGCTTCTTTCATCGGGACACTACAGGCTTCGTATACAGACTTTCACTATCTTCGCCCTGTCTGGCAGAGAAACACAGAAAAAGATTATTTAATAGGTGTTTCCATGACAGGAATAGCATCAGGAATTGCTACCTCGCTAGATATGAAAAAAGCAGCCAAGGTTGTAAGATCAGAAAACGAAAGAGTTGCATCATTAATTGGTATAAAACCAGCAGCAAGGTGCACCACAACAAAGCCAGCAGGCACTACATCATTAGTTTTGGGTACATCAAGTGGTATTCATGCATGGCACAATGACTATTACATACGCAGATTGCGAGTTGGTAAGAATGAAGCAATTTATAGCTATTTGTCTAAAAATCATCCAGAGCTAATTGAGGATGAGTATTTTAGACCGCATGATACAGCAGTGATCTCTGTTCCTCAATCTGCACCTCTGGCGGCCATAACCCGCTCAGAAACAGCCTTAAATCTATTGAATAGGGTAAAGTGTGTCCACAGGGATTGGGTTAGCATAGGACACCGTAGCGGCCAGAATACAAACAATGTATCAGCAACAATAAATATTAAAGAGCATGAATGGAAAGAAGTAGGTGATTGGATGTGGGAGAATAGAAAATTTTACAATGGTCTTGCTATTTTGCCTCATGACGGTGGAACTTACAAGCAAGCACCATTTGAAGACTGCTCGAAAGAGACTTATGAGAATATGCTAACCAGTTTAGCAGAAATTGACTTGACAAAGGTCATAGAAACAGAAGATGAAACAGACCTTAAAGGCGAAATAGCATGTGCTGGTGGCGCATGTGAAATAACATTCTAACATGGAGGGAAAATGAATTTTAAGCCATTTAATCGTTATATTTGGGTTAACCCAATTGAAGAAGAAGAGGAAGAACAAAATGTAGCTATTGTGCTACCAGATAATTATAAGAAGCAGCCGTCTGTATATTTGATGTGTGAGGTGAAACAAGTTTCTGATGAATGCAAATTTCATCATCAACTCAAGAGTGGTGACAAAATAATTATTGAGAGAAGGATGCTGTGTTCTATTGACATAACAGAAAAACCGGTCTATTTAGTATTGGAAAATTATGTTTATGGGAGAATAACAGATGAAAATAACTAAAGAATTACTAAAGAACTTAATAAATGAAGCGATAAGAGAAAATTCTATGATACTTTCTGAAGTAGAGGTACAGCTTTCGTTAGACGATGTGATGAAGGCATTAAATGACCCTTCTCCAAGGGCGCCACTGCAAAGAATTGGTATCATGACAGCCGAAAATCCAAGAGGTATGGCTAGTGATACGCAATCGAACATGGCAGCACTTGATGACTTTAAAAAGACTTTAGATGCAAAAGGTTTAGAGTATGTTGTAATGGGCGGTAAATACGGCAGCCCTGAGAACAGCCTTTTGATTCTTAACCCCAATAAGCAAGATGTTATATCCTTCGGTAAAAAATACGGACAGGCGGCAGTTATATTTGGACAAAGACTTATGCGTAATTATAGAGAAGGGCAGCGTTCAAATTACTTTAGGATAGACTATTATCAAACAGAACCTGATGGTGATGAAGAGCCTGCCTACGGCCCGCAAGAGTACTATCTAATTGATTCTCGGGACATGGTTGTCACCGATGACACAAGAACAGATTATTACAGCGAGATAGGTGGAAAGAAATTTTACATACCATTTTTCTCTAGTGATCCTTCTCAAGAAATGGGAGATGAGCCGGGAGCACAAGCAGCAGACCGCGGATCAGAACTAAGATCTTATCAGAGGTAAGCCGTGGATAAATATGAAAAAAGTATTATTCTATATGACGATGGGATTGGTTCGGTACATTATGTTGATCACATGGGCAGCGACCTTACCGTTGTCAATAGCGCTAGGGTCAGCTTTGGTGTCAATAAGTCTGATTTGGATGGGCGCGATAGAAAGCTCATCAACTATCTTATCAGACACCGGCACACTTCTACTCTGGAGCATAATAGTGTTACCTTTAAATTTGTTGTCCCTCTTTATGTGCGTTCTCAGCATCATCGTCATAGAACGTGGTCCTATAATGAAATTTCTAGAAGATATACAGATAAAGATCTCAGATTTTATGAACCCAGTGGATTTAGGACTCAGCATAAATCAAACAGACAAGCCTCCAACGAAAACGAGATAATAAATCCCACTTTTGGCAGATATAATACGGGCTTGGTGCCTGTATCTTACCCAAAAGCAACAGAGGTTATTCATGAGCACCATACTAACAGTTTGAGACTATTTAACAAACTAATAGAAAATGGTGTTTGCAGAGAGCAAGCAAGAGGCGTATTACCACAAAATTTATATACAGAGTATTATGGAACTGTTAATTTAAACAATCTTCTTAAGTTTATTAGCTTGCGGACTCATGAAGGGGCACAATGGGAGATTCAAAAGGTCGCAGAGGCTTGTTTGGAAATTGCTACTGACCTGTGGCCAGTCACAGTACAATCTTATAGGAAACTGCGAGGTGAATCATAAGTTTAAAGTTGGAGATTTGGTTGAGCTAAGTGACTTCGGGCAGACAGTAGCAGGTGATCCGGGTAACGAGTATGCTGTAATTATAAAAGGGCCTTACTCATTTGGATTCCCTGTTGATGACTCACCCGAAGGCTTCCATATTGCTTATGATATAATGATTGGAGACGAACTAATTAAAAGAGTACCAAGTATTTTTTTGTTAAGGATGGACAAAGATGAAGAAAATAATGACAGAGTGGAAAAGGTGGTTATTCGAGACCGCCCCGACTGAAAAAGACTTATCGCAACAACCAAAGCCCGAAGGGGCTAGCGCACACCACAGAGCACTACCAGACTTTTATAGAGGATCATTTATAAATGGCCTTAAAGTAGGTTTGAAAAATTATTTCACTAATGGCAACGTTGTGACTTTGAGCAAATTCTTTCAAGAAGTAAATAACTCTGAAGACCCGAGACTAAAACCTCAAGTTGCCAAGATGTTAATTAGTTTACACTACCTGTACAAAAACAAAGATAGATATGGTGGCTTATATAATGTTAATCCCGGTACGATACACGCCCCCGGTGCTCAAGGTGGTTTTATATTCGATGCACAGCCAATTATAAAGCAAAACGACCCAGCTAAAGCTGTCGAGCCAATTGTAAAAATGTTAGGAAACACAAAGATCGTGAAAG